ACAAGATGAGGGTCTAGGTAATGGTATAGATATACCACGACTAGGAATCAATAGGTCACCTGAAGATGACGATGGTAATCAATTACCAATAGGATATTTTTTTACCTATGATAAAAGTATAGGTCAAAATGTTTTTGGTAAACCAGTTACATTCAGACCTTTTATTAGTATGAAGCAATACATGCATTATGATCCTGAAAAAGGTGAGTATGTAAATCGTTCTATTATGTTTAGAAATTGGAAAGAAGAAATAATAGATATACTAGGTGGTACTAAATGTGGTAAGGTTCCTTTTAAGGAGAGACAATCTTTAACACCAGAACAATTATCAGAGCAAAGAACTATAAGATGTTATAGGCTGTTGTATGGATTGTTATCTTTTAAAGGTAAAAAAGCAAATGGCGAAGATTATGAAGTAGATAATATGCCTGTTCTATGGAGAGTTACTGGGACAGCATTTGCTCCTGTAAGTGGAGCAGAAGATAAAATGCGAGAACGCAACAAACATCCATATACTTGTGTATTTTCTCTTGAATCTAAAAGACAGAAAAAAGGTGGTAATGTATATTACACACCAGATATTTCTGTTAATGCCGATGCTAATTTGGAGTTATCAAAAAAAGATACAGAAACTTTAATTGTGTTTCAGGGTATTATTGATAAGGAGAATAAGGAAGTTGTTGAACTTTATAAATCTGCTAAAAAAAGTCAGTCCACATCTTCTGATGGTGAGTCAGCAAAGATAGTAGAACAAATAGAAGATCCAATTGAAGTATTATCAAAATAATGAATGATATATTACATAAGGTTCATATATATTTAAGTAAGGTTACTAAAGAACCTGTAGAAATATCTGATAAACTTGTTGGAGAGTTTGGTGAGGCATGTAAAAGTGCCTTACGCAAACAATTCTCTGAAAAAAGAAGAGAAGGATTTAAACCAAGAATGTCAAGTATAGGTAGACCATTGTGCCAATTACAAATGGAAGCAAAGAATGTGAAGGGTGAAGGTCAACCATACAATGTTAAGATGAGAAATACTTTCGGTGATCTTATTGAAGCATTGGCTATATTTGTTATGAAATCAGCAGGGGTAGAAGTAAAAGATGAGCAGAAAAAAGTTAAACTTAAATTTAAAGAATCAGAAATTGAAGGCAGGCTTGATGTTAAGATTGATGAGAAGGTGTGGGATATTAAAAGTGCGTCACCATATTCATTCGATAGAAAATTTGGAGGTGGGTTTGAAGAAGTTGCAAAGGACGATACGTTTGGATATGTACCTCAAGGATATCTTTATAGTGAAAGCGAGAAGATGCCTTTTGGTGGATGGATTGTAATTAATAAATCTACAGGTGAATGGGTGGTTTGTGAAACTCCGCTTGTTGATGACCATCATAGAGTTAAAGCATTAGCTAGTGCAGAAAAAAACATACAAGCTATTGAGGGTAAGACTCCTTTTCAAAGATGCTTTAAAGATATAGAAGAAACATTCCGTACTAAGAAAACGGGTAATAAAGTTTTGGGCATGGCTTGTACATTTTGCCCATACAAACTTCCTTGTTGGGGAAGCAAATTGCAGTTGTTGCCACAGCAACAATCGCAAGGTAAGAACCCTAAATGGGTTTGGTATACTGAGGTGAATAATCCTAAACAGGATGAGACTTTAGCGAATGATGGGGGATAGTTTTGAGGGGTCTGTTCTCCATCAGTACCAATGATGTTATTTTTTGTAATATTTAAAAATAAAAAGGATAAGGAATACAGAATGTTTACAAATGTATTATTTAATAATGAAAAAGAAGCAGAAGATTTTGGCAAGAAAAGTATGAAGAGAGGATTTGAACATAAGATTGTAGAATATAATAATGAAAATTATGAAAGGTATTGGTATAAATGACAAAGGATAAAAAGTTTGATGTATTAAACTCAATAAAAGTTTTAGTCACTCCATGGGAAAAAGGCTTTACCTGTGGTATAGTAATGGATAGTACAGCCAAAATGTCTACTGAGCAATATGAATTGTGTAGTACGATAGCACGAGGAATGATTAAAATGGCAACATCGGATCCCCATACAACTTTCTTGTATGGTTTAAGAGGATTTGCTGATGATAAAAAAAACAACAAAGGTATGCCTATAAATTCTGTAGCTGAATTTGATAACGAAGATAATGTTATAGATTTTATTGAATACCTAAAAAAGAAAAGGGATAAGGAGTTAAACTAATGGCAACACATTTAGTAATAGGAGACCCTCATTGTACTCCAAAGGCAAGCAATGACAGATTCTTATGGGCAGGCAAATTTGCACATGATCTGAAACCAAATACCATAATATGCATGGGTGACTTTGCAAGTATGGATTCACTTTCTAGTTATGATAAAGGTAAAAAATCATTTGAAGGTAGAAGATATAAAAAAGATATAGACCATGCTCATGATGCATTAGGTAAATTTAATAAAGGTCTTAATGGAAGACGACCAAGAAAAATCATGTTACTTGGTAATCATGAAGACAGGATAGATAGAACAGTAGATGAAATACCAGAACTTGATGGGACAATTAGTACAGATGATCTTAAATTTAAAGAGTATGGTTGGGAGGTTCATGAGTACCAAAAACCTATTGTGGTCGATGGTGTATACTATTGTCATAACTACCCTACTGGTGTTATGGGTAAGCCTATTAGTGGCGACAACGTTGCTCGTTCTTTACTCTTAAAAAATAAAGTATCATCTACCGTGGGTCATATACATACATTTGATTATGCCATGTGTGCATTGCCTTCTGGTAAAAAACTTATGGGACTATCTGCAGGATGTTACTTGCATCATAAGGAAAACTATGCTAAAGCTACACAGCAGATGTGGTGGAGTGGACTTGTAGTTAAACGTAATGTAGATAAAGGTGAGTATGATCTTGAAATGGTTGAGTATAATACAGTACGGAGAAGATATGGAAGATAAAAGAGAATATAAAAAGCTAAAAGAACATGGTCACGACTTATCTTATGAGAATGAAGTTAAGTTTGATAATGTAAATTCACCTGCACATTATAAATATGGTAAAAAAGAAACTATAGATGTCATACGAGACTGTATGACTAGCGATGAGTATCATGGATACTTAAAAGGTAATGTCTTGAAATATGTTTCAAGATATAAATTTAAAGGAGAACCATTGGAAGATTTAGAAAAAGCACAATGGTATTTAAATAGACTAATAAAGGAGGTTAGTAATGGGACAAGTTAAACAAGCAATAATAGAAGTTGAAGATTTAGTCTGTGGATGCCTAAAGCAAGGCAGAACTCTCAATCAAACTGTCAGAGATTTAAAAGCAATTTATGAGGATACAAATAATAATAATCCTTATTTAGCTGATTCAGATTTAGTAGAAGATAAGTATTATCAATTTAAAGGTCAACAATAAAGGAGAAAGAAAAGATGAATAATAACTCAAAGGAGAAAGCAATACCAGTAAACCCCAGAACTTACTTGATAAATTCTGTACAACTTACAGATATTATGAAGTACTTAATGAGCAGACCATATGCTGAAGTAGTAAAGCTAATGCATATGCTTGGCACATTAAATCAATTAGATCCAAATATTGGTGCAGATTTTGTGAAGAAGCAGAACGATGGGGCATCTGATGGAAAAAAATAATATATCAAAACATACAGGACTATTATTTGAATTAAAGATTGGGCTTAACAAAGAGAATTCTGTTGTAATAGATTACGGTGGAAAGCCTGTGGGTAAAGTTAGAGAAGCTTTAAAAGATTTTAAGTATCAAGCTAACCTATGTGCTGCTATTATTAATCATGCTAATAGTGTTGGTAAGAAGTTAGAAGATGATATTAAAAAAATGATTCAAACAATTTAATGAAATGCTTTTATTGCAACGCAGAAGTAAGATGGAATAATGATTTTGATACAGAAGATACTTATCCAGAATCAAAACATAATATTGTAAGTATGTATAATTGTGATGAATGTGATACTTGGTATGAAGTATTTCATCAAAAAAAGGAGATAGATGAATCCAAAACAAATGAGAAAGATTCGCCATAAAGCAAAAGCAATCCTATTAGAATGGGTTAAGCATCTAGTTAAAAAAGAGAATCAACAGAATATAACATCTGAGAAATTTAAAATATTACTAGATACTATAAGTTATAAATGGAATGGTACAACTAAAGTACTACAACCCATGTCTTATAGATGGTTAGTACAAACTTTAAAGAAAAATCCAGAAGCAACTCTAAAAGATATTGAAAAACTTATTGAGCCTTCTGAAAGAACATTGAGAAGGGAACGTATGGCAAGAGAAGGACCTATAGCATTTTAAGTTTTGGTCACTGAAGAAGTTGCACCAAAAAAAAAGGCACCCATAAAGAGTGCCTCAGTGTTGTCTAATGGAAGGGGGAAGTTAATAGCTTCTCCCTTTTTTATTTTGTATTATGGTTTAGGTGGAATATAATTATCGCCTTTTAATAATTCGTTTCTGCCTTCTTCTTTATCTTTACCAATATTTAATTTCTCAAACATCTTATTAAACCAATCTTTAACTGGCATGCCTTGAGTTTCATCATCTATATCCCAAGTTTTCTTACCAACTTCATTCCAATATTGAAGCTCATCATATAGCTCATCAATACCTAATCCTTTTAATCTATTGGTTTCAAATGTTCTGTCATTATCAGTCCCTTGTGGATACTTTAATCCACCTTCTGGATCACCAAACATCATACCAGAAATTTCACCTGATAATCTTTCTTTAAATTTATTACCATTAGTATAGCCTTCTTGCCATGCTTTATATTTTTCATCAATAGTATCTGGTGGAATTTGTATAGCTTCATTTTGATTAGGTGAAGCTATATCTACATTGCCTTCAGTATTTAATGTACTAGTTGTTTTATTTTTCCCTAGTATATTACTTGTTTGTTTATTTACATTTACCATATTGTTTAAGTTCTCCGTTTGATTTATTATTGAAACTCTTTTTTTATATATATTTGTGAGTTTGTTAGCATATTCTTTATCGACAAAATTATAAGTCCCTTGTAATAATTGAATTTGATTTTCTATAGATGTGCCAGATACTATAGCTTCTTTTAATTCTATATATCTTTTATTATTATTAATTAGATTAAAAAAATCTATAATATTATCTTCTATACTATCATATACTTTTACAGGTGCTGGCGGATTACCTTTAGACATTATATATTTTTCAGTCTTTAGATCCCCAGCATGTTTACCCATATAGTTATTGGCTTCTTTAGCTGTAGGTGCATTTTTAAAATCACCATAGTCACTCTCCAAAGATGCAATAGTTGTAACTAATGAAGGGTTTACCATCCTTTCAAATGATCCTTCTGGATAAGTACTTTGTACTTCAATTACTTTATTATAAAAAAACTTTGGAAAATTATCTGCTGCCATAACATTTAAACTTATTAATAAAAAAATTATTGTTAGTATCTTTTTCATAGGCTATCATTTTTTAATTATACCCCATGAATTATTATTGTTGAGAGTTTTATAATCATAGTCATACCTTCCTGTCTCATCTTCAGCAGTAATCCATTTAGATGTACTTTCAACTGACCATGTTTTAGTATTAACTAAACGATCAATTAAATGTTCACTTGGATCTGCAGCTAATGATGGATCAAATACTCTTAATCTATTGTTGGGTTGCATTGCATAGTTGCCATCATCTAATTCTATTATATGTCCACATTTATGCTGGTCTGGTTTTTGTGCATAACCAAAATCTAATTCATTGTAATCACCAGAACACCAATCTAATGTGAATAAATAAGTACCTTCTCTTTTAATCTTACGTCTTGAGAAGTACTGTACTTTATTACCTGATAGATTATAAAATTTAGTTACAGCTATATTATAACTAAATGAATTCCATAAACATAATTCATTTAAAGGTAATTCTTTTACATCTGGTTTAGTACAGAACGCAGAGATAGGTGCTCTCCACCATAGACCCCCATCCCCCATCATAAAATGAAACAATGGTACTTGCCCAGGTATACTAGCAACACCAAAGACTACACATTCAAAATATTTATCATGTGAATCTCTTTGATCTCTTAAATAATTACCTCTAACATAACATTCAATTATAGGAATGTTAGCATTCAAATAAGCCATGTTAGTATTTCTTAGTTAGCTAAAGGATTCGATGTGTTTACTTTGATTTCTTCTATTTGTACTTTTAATAATTCAATTTCTTTTTCTACGATTTTGATTGCAGTATTATCATGTGAGTGGGATGTGTCATGTTCATGCTTACTAACTTCATGACTATGTGAAGTATCTGCATTTTCTAATTTAGAAACCTTTTCTTCTAGCACTGCAACAGAACTTTCAATTGCTGAAGTATCAACAGTAGAATGTTCTTGAGATTCTAATGCATCTAACTTAGTTGTAATTTCCCCGTACTTAACAAAGCCACCACCAATAGCTACTATCGCAGCAATTAGTGCAGCTATTCCTGCTAATTGATCTTTTAATTTACCCATTTTTTAATATCTCCAATTCATATAGTAATTGTTGTTTAATGTTATCGAGGTTTTTTAATTGTTGTTCTTTAATAAATACTGGATCTTCTTTAATATATGCTGTTAAACTTGTGTTAGGATATAGTTGTCTACTATCAAATATATTTAATTGATTTAGATATATATTTTTTGGTTTATAAAATTCTACATTTGAATAAACTGTTAGTGATGCCTGATCACTTGCCATAGCATCTAGCTTAATAATATTTTTAATTTGTAAATTCTTTGAAATATCTTTTATATCTTTATCAATTTTATCCATAATTTTTACCAAGTTAGCTTTGATTGTTTTTTTCTGTTGTATCTTTTTTTGTTTGGCAAGCTTCTTAGTTTGAACAGTGGACTTCTTAGGAGTCTCGCCAGTAGATTTCTCTTCTTTAATTTCTTCTTCTTTTTCTTCATTAGTCGATTCTGCCATTTTAGTAGGTTCCTCCTCAACAACTTCTTCTTCAGTCATTTCAGTATTCTCTTCTTCCATAGCTTCTTCTTTCATTTCAGTAGGTTCCTCTTCATTAAATGTTTCAGTCATCATAGATGGTTCTTCTCCCATCATCTCTTCTTCTTGAAAAGTTTCTGTACTAATTTCTTTTCCACTCTCGGTTGATTCCATGAATACGGGTCCATCTTCTGTAATGAATGATTCCTCAGATGAAAATTCCTCTTCCTCAGAAACCATCGGTAAGAATGTTGCAATGATTTCATTGGACTCCTCATATATTTCTTCCATCATTTCTTCATTTTCAAAAGTAAGCATTGGTCCATCTTCAAATTCCATGTCATCATCTTCCAAAAAAAATTCTTCATTCATTTCAATAAAGAACTCCTCAATAAATTCTTCTGCAAATATAAATGTTTCCATTTCCATAGACATTTCCATTTCAAATTGTGGTTCTTCGTTAAAAGTAAAAGTCTCTTCTTCAAAGGAATTCTCTATTTCTTCCATTACATTTTCACTTACACCTATTTCTAATTCTTCAAAGATTTCATTAATCTCATCTTGAATAGATTGATCTATAGGTTCTGATTCATATGTAATTGTAAGAGAGGGTTCCTTTAAGTCTACTGAATAGTGACTTGTGCTATTGGAAGTATCTGTAAAATCATATCTTACATTGATATCAAAATCTGTTTGAGTATTTCTAGATATAGAAAAAGTGTCAGAACCAGATTGATAGCTGCCACAGTTGATACTACCACAACCAGTAGAACTATATGTCCTAATTTGTGTTGTCTCTTCACCATCTTCTCCAGTTATTATTACTTTTGAGGTAACTGTAGAATCATAATCATTCCAATGCCAATATTTAAATGAGTGATTAGTAGTAAAGCCATCTTGTAGTTGAGGTTCTGTTAGATTTGCATCATCTTTTAAACTTACATCATTAGACTTAATATACGTATTATTAACGGCAGCGACAGTACTATTACCATGTCTCCCAGTAGCAGTACCAGACCATCCTGTAGAAAAGTCTTGACTAATTAAATTATTTGTCGTTGTCTCTTCTGCTGAAGTTGTGTGGATTGATATCATCAGCAAAAGTATTGATACGATAAACCGCATAAGCCATAACTCCTATAAATATAATTAACCAAATCATTTCTTTTTCATATAATGTTTAGAAGGTTCATAATCCCATCTCTTACCATGATGTCCACGAATATCTGCATACCACATTCTCAATCTAACTATAAATTTTCGAACAGGTCTTGGCATATTATTTAGGATCCTTCCATTCTATTTTCTTTTTCTTTGCTTCTTTAGCCATATCTTTGTCTATAGCATCTAATTCTTTTGTCATCTTAGCTTCTTCTTTAAGTCTTTTCTTTTCAGCTAATACTGCTTCTTTAGCTATTTTCTTTTCTTTTTTCTCTCTAGCCTTCATACGTTTAACATAGATATCATAATCAGGTCTTTCATTATCATACTTAGACCACAATGCTTTAGCTTCTTTACCAATTTTTCCATCTATTGGGCAGGGAGTTCCAGCTTGTATCATTGATTCAAAGACACGTTCATCTTGACATAATATAGCTACTGCTGCTACCTTCATACCAAAATCATTAAGTATTCTAGCTAACTTTAATCTTTCACAATTCTCATCTATTACATGCTTACCACCAGATAAACCTATTCCAAATGTTTGTACACCCATTGATACACCTACAGCACAAACATCTTGTGTCATTGTATTATATGAAGGTGCACCTGCTGTAGGGGGTGAAGATTTTATATTTGAGTTTGTAGTGTTAGTAGTTGTTGATGTAGATTCAGAACCTGATTCATACGTAGTTGTAGTAGTTGATTCATATCCACCATCAATACTTGTGTTAGACCCAGACGTATTAGTCTGTGTAGTATCTGCAAGTGCTAATGAAGTAAATAATAGTAGTAATAATATTGAGAGGTATTTCATATTTAAGTTTCTTGTTTTTCTTTATCTACTGAACATATAAATCTAATATAAATTTCATGCTCATTAACTTCTTCACGACCAATATTTTCCATTTTTAAAATAGATTGATTATATCCCTCCATAAAGCAATCGTATTGGTCATTAAATTGTTGAGGGTGAGTATGAGGTGGTAAACATTCTCCTGCTACATATGAGCACATTACAAGAAGTAAAGTAAATTTCATTCTTCAGTACTTTCTTTAGAGCATTGGCAATCATCACAAGTACAAAGACCATACTCATCTGCATGTAGATCACCATCACAGTGACATTCATGATGACATTTTTTACATTCAGTAGCCATTAGGTCCTCCAAATATTGCTAGTAAAATAAATAATATAATTAGTATTGCAGTAAAATGATAATTCATATCACTACCTCTTAGTTATAAGTTATTCTAATATTAATGATGTAATTTTTTTCTCACCCATGTAGATCTCAATGTTAGCCTTAGACTTCAGGCATTTATATTGAACTCTATCACCAGCTTTTTTATCCTTCATAGCATAGCGTTTTGCTTTTAAGCATTTGCTAAGACTATCTTGAATACGATGCTCCTTAATTTCATGATCTAATATTAAAAGTAAAGCAAATACAGTTTCTATCATTACTAACTCCCATGTCCATTTCGTATTAATTTTTCTACGTCTTCACTAAGTTTCTTAGTTCTTTCTTTTAAAAAATCTATATTAACGGCATTGTTTCTCATACCTTTAAGTTCTTTTTCTATATCTTCTACGACACCACTCATATGTTCTACTAACATAAAAAGTTCTGCTTCCCCAGAAGATTGCCCCAGTTCACCCCGTGGGTATTTGATTCTAAATTCTGAGTTAGCTTCTAAATCTTTTGACATTAACTCTAAAGTAGTTGTATGCTTATTAAGAGTTTCAATAATACCAAAGTATGCCCACGTTCCAATTGCAACTAATGCAATTAGACTGGCAACTGTCTTCATTGGCATTTGAACTTTTGCTTCGTCTGAAATCTTAAGTGCCATTACTTTTTATTATTTCTAAATATCTGTGTACCTTTTATACCAAAAATACTTGCACAAACTAAAATCCATAAATTGGTAAACCAACTTGGAAGAGCTTGAAAATGATCAAAGAACATATTTATCTTTTCCATAGCAGCAGGATCATCTGACCATACCCCATATGCGAGCACTAATATCGGAAGTGTGAGAATGCAAAGGACTACCTCATCTTTGTAATCATTCTGTCTAGCTTCTAATAATTTACCTTGATACTCAGTTTCCCCACGAGCCATCTTAGTAGCAGCCATGTGCTGTGCATCAGCCATAGCCATCTTAGTCTCTTGTTTCTTTTTATATATATGAGTTCCAGCGTTTAGAGCAAGCTTAATTGCTGATAACCACATATTATAATACCAATGATATAATTATTATTATTACAACAACTCCAGCTATAACAATTTTCTTGTTAGCTTTTGCCATTTCAATATATTTTTTTACTGTTTCCATTTGTTTCTCCTATATATTATTTTTTTCTAACCATTTTGGTACATCAAATGATGGGCATTCTTTTTTATCATCCACTTCATAATGACCTATAATTTTTTCTATTTCGTATTCGTTTTTTAATTTAAGTAGTATTGATTTTAATGTTTCAAATTGTATGGGTGCAAAATTATTTTCCCATCCCATATTTGGTGTGCCTCCACCAACTAATGCTACACCTATTGATGTTCCATTAACTGCTACTGCATGAGCACCTACTTCATCTTGCTGTCTTCCTTCTTGTAGTGTACCATCTCTTTTAATTAGATAGTGATATCCTATTGTATCAAACCCTCTTTCTTTATGCCATTGTGTAACTTTGTCTACATCAACATCCATACCAGGGGGAGTTTGTGTAC